CTTTTCCGGCTTCTTCTATTGCGTTGCTTACTGCAACTTCGACTTCACTTGTATATTCTCGCATCATATCAGCAAGCTGTGCCGATAAATCATCCATTGCCGGACCTCATTTCGCAATACAGTTCGATGATTTCGTCCGGTCTTTCATACGTTCGGTATATCTGATACATCGTGCCGTTGTATTCAACTAGATCTTCGCTGTTATAGTCGAATGCTGATATTTCAAGAACGAATTGAGGTTTAAGGTCGCTTTGAGCGGCTTTGTAAAACTCGTTTTGCGATATGCTTTTCTTTGTACAATACGTTTCGTTCCTGGTTAAAGTAACTGGAAGCAATTGCCCGATTTCGTCTCGGCCGTTCGATATTGCAGATATTAAATAAGCTATATCATCCAACTGCATCACCGTCCTTTACAGCCCCATCCCACGTTACATATAAATCAGTGGTATCTGACGTTCCGTCTGTCATTAATGCCATACCGTCACGTATCATTTCATAGCACGTTCTATTTCGTTCTGCCGTTTCAGACTTTCCGAAATAAGATTTGCAGTATAAAATTACTGCTTGCGTTAAAAGCGCATCTCCAGATGTCTCCTTATCATCAACGTTTAAAACTCCTGCCCTTTTGAGGTCTGCTTTACAGGCCTCAATTAAGGGAACGAGTTCATCGACGTCAAATGCATCTGTTTTTATGCGTAGTGCCATTTTTACTTTGTCGAGCATTTAAATCACTCCGCTGTTGTGTCCTCAATTGTAATTGTCAATGTGCAACTGTTATCCTTAGTAAATGTAACTGTAAATGCCTTTTCGCCTGCTGTCAGCGTTGAGAGATATTCTTTTTCGATTGTGATTACGCCGTTACTTAGTGACCAGTTTGTTCCACTGCTTTTAGGCACTTCCGTATCACCTAAGTAAAGTTTTGATACTGTTCCGCCTGTGCCACTTGTCGCAGTGATAGCTAAATCCTTATAATTTTCACCCGAAGTGTTCAAATCAAAGGTAGCTGTGGTCGGAGTCACTGCGTTTATGAGTTTTTTACTATCACAGTAACAAGGCCGTTCTTGTCGATTGTCTTACCATCAACAAGCATGATCGCTTTTGTAATCTGGTCGTCTGTTGCCTCATCTGTGTACTTTTTGATTGTCATTTCGTAGTTTGTATTAATTGCGTATCTAGAAAAATCAAAGATAGCAGCTACTACTGTATCGGCTGAAACTGATGTTGCAAATGCTGACATATAAGGTGAGAATTCAACTCTGCGTCCAAGTATAACGTGTTCAGGTTTGCCATCAATACCTACGGAAACTCTTGCAATAGGTTGCCCTGTGGTGTCCTTAAGCGCTACAATCTGATTGTAAAATGTCTTTTTAGGCATTACCCAGATTCCGCCTGCTTCGTATTCCTCAGGAATTGCCGCCTCTGCAGCTACTAAAGTTTCATATGTAAAGCTGCTGCCCTCTGCAATTTCAATTTTCTGTCCTGAAACTGGAGTCTCAGTTAAGAAACCAACCATCTGATTTCCGGCAGAACCGTTGCCAGTAAACATTGACTGTTCAACCGCTTTAACCATAGCCTTAGAAACCTTGTCAACAAAGTCTGCTTCAAACATTTCGAGAGTTACAATAGATGCCTCAAATGACACTGCAACCTTGCATATAAGTTTTCTGTAAGCAAATGTGATTGATCCTGTTGTTGCTTGCTGCGTATCTGCTGTTCCACGCTCTGCTACCCATGATGCAGTCAAGTCAACACTTGAAGTAGGAATGGTTACGCCACCCTTGATGTTTGTTTTTGTAGCCATAGCAAAAAACTTACCGACGTTTTCAAGCTTGCTGTAAATCTTCTGGATTAACACGGACGGAATAACGCTTGTAACCTCTGATGTTACGGTCTGAGCGTCGGCGTTAAGGAACTTTGCCGGAATTGCTGTGCCTGAAATTACTTTTGCCATGAATGCCTTGCGGTATTCCTCAGAGTTGTACATGTCTGTTTTGTCTGCATATGTCTGTTCTGTTGTCATCTGTGTGCCGCTTGCCATCTGCGCAGCCATAGCATTTGCCGCTACTACCACACCATTAATTGCATTAAGATTTGCCTGTGCTTTTGCAATCGCCTCAAACTTGTCGTCAAGTTTCTTAACGTCTGCCATCTTGCCGTCTGCACCCTCAATGTTTCCACTGTCAAGTAACTGCTGTGCTTCATCCATGAGTGCTTTTCTCTGCGCTAAATACTGTTCTTTTGTCATATTGTCTTTCCTCCAAGTTTTAATAAATTTAATTTGGCTTGTGTTTTTGCTTTCAGCCCATCATTAACTCGATCGTTCATCATTTTTTCAATGACGTTTCGTGGTAGCAATCCAGAGTTATATGATGCTGCAAGCTGTACTGTTGTTGTGCTGTTCTGCTGCGGTTTGGATATACAGTTACACAATTTCTTGTCAACTGCGTCCTGTGCTGTTAGCCACGTTTCTTTATCCATCATTACCAACGCTTCAGCCTCTGTCATTCCTGTTTTTGCTATGTAAGCATTTGCAATAGTCTTGTTTGCTTTCTGCAATACTTCTGCCTGATGCTTCATGTCGTGGTAATCGCCCTGTGCCGTGCATGATACGTTATGTACCATCACCATTGCTGTCGGGGCTATCTCAGATTCCCTCGCACACGTTACAACGCTTGCGGCTGATGCGGCTAAACCAACAACATGTATCATCACATCACCCTTGTAACTTCGCAACGATTCATATATCTCTGATGCTGCGAATATATCACCACCGCCACTGTTTACATACACGTCTAACTTTTCTCCGTTTGCTTTTGCTATTGCATCGTGTACCACCTTGGGATTTACGTTTTCAATCCCGAACCAGTCATATATCCAAGCTTCGTCAGAGGAAATTATCGGGCCTTTAATATTTATATCTGGCATTAATTTTCACCCCCTTTCCCGCCGACAATTCCTGTGTCTTTTCTTAACATGTATTCGTCGCCACCGTCTCTTGGAGGCAGGTTGCATATTGCTCTGACTTCGTTTGGTGCCATTATTCCTCTGTCGACAAACTGTACTAAGCCAAGCTTTGTGCTCATGCTTGCTGTTGTCAGGCTTGTTGCTTCAAAAACAATTCTGTTCCCGAACGCTCTCTCGTGCCGTGTAAACAGTTTTCTTGTAAACTCTTCTTGAAACGCTATTGCATCAGGTTCAATCTGTGCTTCATAGTAAGCATTCCATTCATCCTCCGTGTACTTTGACTGTACAATCTTGTCATTGACGTTAAAGAACGAATATATGCGTTGTGTGGTCTTTTCCATCTGTGAACTATTAGGCACATAGTCTTTATTGTCGACTTGCTGCGCGTCTGCTTTAGCATCTACAGCCGCAACACCTGTTCCGGCTGAGACGTCCAAAAAACTATCTGCAAATTCTTTGGATTTTGTTTTAATATCCTCGCTACGCATTGACGAATTGAATTTTAATAGCCATTTAACGACACTTGAATTTTTGATTGCCTTAACAATGCCCTGATCTGTTGTTGTTACAATATCCATGAGTGGAGACAAACAACACGCTGCACTATCTCCAAATATATCATTGCTGTTATAATCGTTTTTGATATGGATAATATCGTCATACAAAAACTGAAATGTTTTACCGTTTGGCATTAAAAATTTTAATGATAGATTTCCGTTGCCACTATATACCGCCTCACAGTTAACGCAGTTTATCGGATATAATTCAATTGGAAAACCGTTTGTATCTCTCGCGATTAAAGCAAAGGCGTTATTGTTAAGTGCTAGCTGTGTTGCCATTTTCTCAATGAGCTTTTGCCCTGTCATATAAGGATTTGGGTCTGACAAAAGAAACGCCATGTAAGCCTCGGGATTTATTTGTGCTTTCGGCTTTCCGTCTTTGTCAATTCCAGCCCTCAAATGTTTAACACTCATCTTTCCAAGTGCTTTTGTTTTTGGCCTTATACACGCCCTGACTACATCAGAGTTATAATTCTTTCCATCCCACGCATAAAAACCGTTTCCTCGCTCCGTTACCATTTTGAAGCTTGTATTGCTCGGCGCATAATTTTTCTTTTTGAATAATCCTATTTTCCTCACCGCCTTTCACTGCCGCTGCATCACATATGCAGCTATGAGATATTTGGGATCAACTCCTTTCCGCAAAATTTAACTGCTCGGATTGTCCTCATAAATATCATTCCTCTCACATAAGACTCAAATATTCATCTTGCTTGTCGCACAACACCGTGTAAGCGTTTAGCAAGGCTGCTGTGCCGTCTATTCTTCTGCGTGAGTTACTTGTCTTGTGTGGTTGTATATTGCCGTTGACGTCCTCATCAGTTGCTGTATTGCATAAGCACCATTTGTCAATCGGATTATTGTTGTAAATGATGTTGCCGCTTTCAAGTTCCTTACCCAGTAACTTCATTGGCGCCGATAAAGTTTTTTTGCCTTGTATAACCGGTAGCATTACACTGTCTCCAAAATAGTCTGACATATCGTCAACCCAATACTTGGCGCTCCATGAGTCATAACCACAGTATATCAAGTAAACATCGTGTTTTTCTTGCATCTCAATAAACCATGCGGTTACGTCCTTGTAATTGATTTTATTTCCTTTGCATAATCTCAGCAAACCACGGTCAACCCACTGATCGTAAGGGATTTTATCTTCTTCAATTCGTTTTTCAAGATTGTCTTCAGGCATCCAGTACATTTGATGCACGTATATTTTGTTGTGGTCAGGGAACTTAAATATTATCTTTGCCGCCGTCAAGTCCGTTGTAGATGATAAGTCTGCGCCACCTATGCCGTACTTTGGCCTTAATGCAGTTATGTCAAATGTTTCTTCATTGTTAATCTGTTCAAACGTCAGCCAAGCTTCACCTGATGTTTCTCTGATATTAAACTCTTTACACAAAAGGTTTTTGACAAGTCTCGGATTTTGTTTTGCCTTATCAACTTTTTCTTTCAGGTATGAGTATTTCTTGATTGTGCCTAATCCCGGATTTGCTTTGTACCAACACTTTTCATAAGTCCATTCGTTACGACTGTCAAGTTCGTAAATAAACCAAATTGTTCGCTCGTCGGTAACGATGTCGGGATTGTCATAGCTGTCTATTAGCGTTGTTGCATCGTCATACTCCTGGTCGTAAATATCCTCTCGGATTACTCCGGCTGTTGAGGTCATAAAGATGAGCGGCTGTTCTCTCGCAGAAATACCATCCGCAAGAATGTCATACAATGGTCTGCCGTTTTTCCATTGGTGAAACTCATCCATCAATGCACAATGAATGTTTAGTCCGTCTAAGGTGTCAGAGTCTGAAGACAAAGGTTTGAAAACACCGTCATTAAAATCACTGTCAAGTTCTGCAACAAGTGGTTTTATTTTTTTTAGCAACGACGGTGACTTCTTAACCATTCGCTTTGACTCAAGCCATATTATTTTTGCTTGGTCTTTTTTAGTCAAAAAGTTATTATCCACAAGCTTTTTATCTTGTGCTCTAGAAGTTTCCCTCATTTTCATCGATTAGTCATTTCTAATCTAGTTTAGCGTACATTTTCAATGCGTTTGCATCGTTGAGCACTCTTGGCGGGATTATATTTATTCACCCACTACGCGTTACGATGTCGCTTAGCCTTTCGCAATCTAAGCGATTATCTCGGTGTTGGCGTGCTTATATTGATTTTTAGATATTTTTGTATCTATGTTTCTTTATATTATATGCTTGGTCAATAGTTGTATCAATATTAGTTTAGCTTTCACCGATATTGCTCAATTTAAAGTGACCACAAGTTTAGCCACTGAATAGATTTCCGGCCCTGCTTCACCGTCTGCACAGAGCATGTATAATCCAACGCCAGACGATATCAAAGACTTACCGTTTTTCTTTCCGACTATCAGCATAGCTTTTTGATATTTACGCAAGCCCTCAATATCAATAAAGCCGAATATTGTTGCAAGCATTGCCTTTTCCCAGAGTTCAAGGATAACTCTCTGACCGCCCATTTTGCCTTTGCTGTGATGCAGATAGTTTTCAAAAAACTCAATAATGTGATTTGCTCTCTTTGCTGAATAGAACCATTCAATTTCGTTTTCATGATCCAGATCATAAATTACTTTTTTGTAGGTCTTATAAACCTTTTGCGATACTGTAATCTCTCCACTTTGTATCTTTTCCCAATACTCTCTGATTGGGTTGTAATCATCAGAATACGATATGTACTTAGCCATCTCTACCACTTACAAAATTATCAAAGCCATCAGATTCCACCTTTACTTCTTGCTTTGGTAGTAAGTCTGACAGCTGCTTGATAATTTTTTGATATCCGGTATTGAGACTACAGTATATTTGTGCTTCAGGTCTCTGCCTCGTGTATGGTTCTTGATTGCCCTGTGAAAATAGTTCAGTAAACCCTTTTTCATTAATATCTTTTTCAAGCTCTTTGAGTTTAATTCTCATAAATGCAGCGCGTTCAATCAATCCCACTGTGGTATTTTTTCTCTTAGCGTCTAACCCCTTGAAAATTCCTGTAAGTCTCTTTACTTCTTTTGCAATTTCTTCTGAGTTCTCGGATATCCCATCATCTTTCATCAATCATCATCACCTTTCTGTCTGCTTTAAGGGAGGGGGGCTATAGGATTTCCTGCGTGGGATGGAAAGAATTATAACTCTGATGTAGTCAGGGCGTGTATAAGGCCAAAAACAAAAGCACTTGGAAAGATGAGTGTTAAACATTTAAGAACAGGAATTGAC